CCTTGTCCGTCACGTCAATAGGCTCGTTGTTGATTGTAAGGGTATCACTGCGCGATCCAAGGATTGCCACGGCGGCAATTCCAGTCCCGCTTGAAATGCGCACTCTGCGCCCTGATCCTGCCGCCATCTTTGAAAGCCTCCTAAGCTGTGTCTGTTACGTTATAACATATCATCTTGCAAAGCGCTAGACTATGGAAAGAACGCGGTACGACATCCGGCAACGGCGCGTGATGCCGTCGGGGTCGCGTTCAAATACCATTGCCGTGCATTCGGTTGTGATGTGGCCGGTGACGCCAAGCGCTTGGCGGTGCAGCCGATCATAAACCGCCTTGCTGATCGCTTTGATGTTGGTGCCGTTGGTCCGCGCCCACACATCGACTTGCACGGTTGTGTCCTGCCCGATTGCGTCCTTATCATCAAACGACCCGGACGTGGGGAAAGACATTGTGACAAATGGAAAGCCGATCGGATCTCCGCCGTCGGTCAATTGCGGCACCCATTCGTTAAAAACAGCAGTGACGCCGTAAGCTGTGGAAAGCGTGGCTGTGACGCTAGACACATTTAGCCGTGCGAAGATTGCCGTTTGCAATTCAATCGGGTTCATTTGGCAAGCCTTTCCAATGTTTTCAGCACGCGCTCGTTTAGCTTGGTTTGGCCCTTGATGGTTTCAGGTTGCCAGACCGGACGCGGTGCAATCTTTTTTGTGCCGTATTCAAGATAATAAGCATATGCCAAGCGGCTGCCGATGGTCGCGCTCATCTTGGTTTTTTGCTCAAAATACACCGATGATGCGAGCGTGCCGGTATCGGTCGCCGGTGCCTCACCCGGCGCGGACGCCGTATGTTCAATATTTCCGCGCGTGTAAGTCTTGCCTGTCTTAGGCCCGCGCTGGATCGCCTTTTTGACCGCCGTATTGATCTCAAGCGCCGTCGCCGTTACATCTTTGCCGATAGCGGTTTCAGCTTCCTTGCCAAACTTGCGCAGGGCGGATTGAACCTGGCCCATGCCCTCGATTTGGATTGTGACGGTCATACCGCCACCCCGCCTTCCACATCAATCTCAAGAAACTTGTTATCAAAATCCACGTTTTTGATGTAGCGGATATTGTGACGCAAGCCGCGTATCAACACGCTGTCGGCCTCGCGCAAAGCCGCCGTATAACGAACAACCACCAGTAGCTTAACCTCAGCGCTCAGCCGTTGCGCCTGCGATGCCTCATAGCCTGACAGCGGCCTGACCATGCCCCGCGTGGGTGCGCCTGCAATCGTGGCCCATGCCCCTGCAACCACGTTCCCATCGACGTTAGTTGCCGCGCCCATGCGCTGAAACGTAACCGGCTCACGCATTTTTCCAGCGCTATATTTGCAGCAGGTCATTATGGTTCACCCAAATCTGGAGATATGTGAACAGAAATATATCCATTGTTTGGAAATGTCTCTTTTGTTCCGTCGTTATACGTTACCTCAAACTCAGCATTGAAAAACCCATAACTTGCAGTATCGCCTATCGCCCAGGGATATGAAACAATGCCACCAGTTGCATTCAAGACGTCTGCGCTTGCATCAACAATTGAACCCATATAAAACCTGACAGTTGCGCCAGTTAGATTTACAGGACCGTCATCAGTAGACAACGCATATTCAACTGCGGGCGACGTGTCGTTTCGTTTGATAAAAAAAGTCATACTTTTGTCGCCCTATTTTGTGCGCCTGTTATGGCCGTTACAATGTTGGCATTTATCCTGCTTGTTGCGATATTAGCACTTTTTGACATTGTAGCAAAGCGCATTGCGCTTGCAGGCTCTGTTGAACCACTTGCAATTTGACCGCTTGATGTTCCCGCGCCCGATCCATTGATGATCCGCAGTGCAATACCGGTTGCGGTTTGCGCTGCAACCGATCCTGTTCCATCACCCGCAATAATTCGATCACCAACGCCGATGGATTGTTGCGCATGTGCCGATCCTGTTCCGGACCCTGTGATGATCCGCAACCCAACGCCAGTTGATGTCTGCGCGCTTGCCGATCCTGATCCTGATCCGATTGAAATTGATGCGGTAGTTCCACTTGCAATTTGACCGCTTGCCGATCCTGCACCTGATCCTGTGATGATCCGCAATGCAACGCCAGTTGCCGTTTGGAATACTGATATTCCAGACCCTTGACATGTGATGACGCGAACGCCAACTCCTGATCCATTTTGCGATTGCGCAAAACTAGATCCATCGCCTGTGATGACCCGCAACCCAACGCCCGTTGCAATCTGCGGTGACGATGTTCCGGTGCCTGATCCGAATGATGTCCTGACCCCTACGCCTGTCGCCGTTTGCGCAAGCGCAAATCCTGCACCTGTGCCAGTGATGACAACCGCGCCAGATACAACCCCATCATCACCTAACGGAGCGGAGGCGAGAGGGGAAAATCCTAGCATTGATTACTCCTAAGGTTTTGTGGGCCACTCGACAACAAACGGAAATCCCGGCTGTGCAGTCACATCACGAAGTGCTTGGCGGTAGTCAGCCCAAGCTGGTGACATGGTGCTGTCGCTTAGGGCCATCCAGTCTGTCTGTTGCAGAATGTTGTCGCGCTGCGATCTGATGTTCCTTGCGGCATCTTCGGCAGGTAGATCGGTCACTTCCCACCCTTGGGTCCACGCGCCATTGACCTCTACAAGTGCAGTCTGCTTGATCGTCTGCGTTAGGTAGTCGTAAACAGGCTGGTCCTGCATGGTGTAGGGGTAGACACCCCATTCCGCCAAAAGCGCATCACTTGGCACTTTGGGGAAGGACGTATTCGGATTGTCACGGCGTAGTTGCCCGATTGAGTATGTCTCAGGCTGGCCGTTTGTGATCTTCAGGTGTGGCATTTGGAGTGTCCTTTATGCGGTGAGGTCGTATTCGTTAACGTCTACCCCAGCGATCCCAACAACATACATTTTAAGGCCATCAGGTTTGAAGAATAATCCAGCTGGGAATGTATCCTGAGCCGAAACACTAAAGCTATGGACAAATACAGCAGTAGAGACATCCCAAGCTGTGCTTAGGTCATATTCGTTTACGTCATCCCCAGCCTCCCCAAGAATATACATCTTTAGGCCGTCAGGCTTAAAGAATAATCCTTGAGGGTTAGTATCTTGAGCCGAAACACTAAAGTTTTGAAGAAATACCGCAGTAGAAACATTCCAAGCGGTGCTTAGGTCGTATTCATAAACGCTGTCCCCAGAATTTCCAAGAATATACATCTTTAGTCCGTCAGACTTGAATGACACGTCGAAAGGAAGATTGTCTTGAGCACTAACACTTTTGCTCTGCACAAAGGCAGTAGTGGAGACATCCCAAGCTGTGCCTAAGTTGTATTCATTAACGTCATCTCCAGAGAGGCCAATAAGATACATTTTCGTACCATCAGGTTTGAAGAATAATCCACGCGGGTTATTCTCTTGACCGGCAATGCTTTTGCTCTGAAGAAACACAGCAGTAGAGACATCCCAAGCCGTGCTTAGGTCGTATTCATTAACGTCATCCCCAGCAGCCCCAAGAATATACATCTTTAGTCCGTCAGACTTGAAGGAAAGTCCATAAGGGTCTATCTCTTGAGCGCTAACACTTTTGCTCTGCACAAATACAGCAGTAGAAACATTCCAGCCTTCTACTAAACCACCAGCCCCACCAGCCCCAACAACCTTAGACCACAGCATTACGAACCATCTCCTACAAGAGCGCCATAGAGCGTTGTGGATACCTTCCACAGTGCAATGACCGTCACGGCATCAGTGGCCAGCGTAGGGGCTGCACCAGCGTTGTTGACCCATGTTGTAGTAGGCCATGTGATCGTGTAGGCAGTCCCATCGTCAATGATGAGCGTGATAGCTTCACCAGCGGCAACGTTGTCCGTAAGTGACGTGATCGAGCCTGTCAGAGTAACCGTCTGGATAGAGCCGTTGGCAGGTTCCAATTCCGTAGTCACAGCGCCCGTAGTTACAGTCCAAGCGTAGACATCCTCAACAACCGTTCCCGTGATGATAGGTG